TTACTTGTATAGAATGGAAACACTTGATGTAGTTGTTTTGATGGAAACATTATCATTTTTCCTTCGTAACTTTTATCTACATCTAAAACATCACAACGAATATCTCCACTATAATCTGCGTTGATAAATCCAAATTTTGATGTGTAAATTTGCTCACCTTCTTTTTTTACATCTGCGAAGTATTGTTCTTCTTTTTGTAAATCATAAGGCACTTGTACAAATATAACAAAGGAATATATTCCTGAATGATCGTGGGGTGGATTAAACTCATGTTTCTTTTGGTGGTTTACCCATAGACTCTCTATGTAAAAAGGTCTTGATTTGTTTAAAATTGTTAAAGTTTCTGTATGTAGTTGTATTTGTGGATGGCTTAAGCAATGTCCAAGTAGAAAATTCTCAAAGTTTTTGTCCCATTCTAATTTGTATTCTTCTTTGATGTGTCCAATGAGATCGTGGTTTGCTTTTTTTGCATTTTGTTTAGCTTTTACACATTCTTTTTTTAGCCAATTAAATGTATTTTTTGGTAGCTCCATGCCCGCAGCTCTTCGCCATTCTATCTTTTTTTGATCTGCTTCCCAGTTTGTCACCGGCCTTGGCCTCGTGTGGGTTTATGACTTCTTTTTTCTGACTTGTTCATACGTTTTTTGTGTCTTCCTATCTTAGGCTTGGTACGTTTTACGTAAGAATTAACTCCGAAAAGGGCTCGTTTAACCATTACATCCAGTCTTTTAAATACATGTCGTAATTTTTTTGACTATTATTCGATGTAGGTATGTAACTAATTTTTCCATTTATGTGTTGATGTAAATCCGCACCACAATTTACACATCTATAACTATCCCTAGTAATTCCCACTAGCATAGTGCTCTCTTCGCATGTTGGGCATTCACCGTTTACGATATCAGCCGAGATTCTTCGAAATCTTTTTTCTGTCATATTTCTTTTTATTCTTTATTATCTTTGAAGTAAAGTGTCTTAATTGCTGTGCAATAGGATTGCGTTTCTTATTGCGCTTTTGCATTACTCCAATATTATCTTCTTGATAGACTTCGTTCCATCAATATTATCTTCTAATTCTGCTTTAGTTTTAATGCATTTGTATTCTATGTTATCATTAATCTGACGAGAAGCTTCACGCTTCCCTTTTAAACACACACTCATTGAAGGCTGAATTCTGTGCTCCTTGATTTCGTGGTCTACAAACATTAAAAGTGCTACTACAATTTCCATAAAAATTTTACTTTTTCCAGCCCATAAGGGTTAATAATAATTGCTCTATCTTATCCACAAGTTTAGAAAGAAATTTTTTCATAAGTGATTATACAAACTGCCCTTAATTTATCAAGATTAAAATATGAGATCCATTGTCAAGTAAAGTACAATAAAGGCATACATCGCTACAATCTGGGTAGCGAAAGGATCGTTGGGCAACATTATCTTACTACTGTTCCTTTGTTAGGACCATGTTTAATTCTATATTTATGTGTACCCGTACCATTAATTTCTACTTCTTTTTTCATATGCTTGATACAATGCATCTGTTTAGATTGTTTCTCTTTATCAGACATATATTGTAACACTTTTCTAGTGAGTCTTTCCATTAGCTCTTACCTTGTCTTTTAATTTCTCTACATCACTTAATAGTTTTTCAGTTTGTTTTTGTACAAATTCTATATTAACTTTGTTGTGCATCATGTCTTCAATTCTTACTTCTATTTTTTCTACGGATTTATAAAGATCCTCCACCAACATGAAAAGCTCCTGTATCTGAGGTGAAACCATTTTACCTTTTGGTACACCTATAATAAATTCATTCGCAGCCTCTAAATCTTTTGATGTTAATTTAGTCTGCGTTTCTAAGCTCGTGAGTCTACCCGTGATCTCTGTGTAGGCGAACACACCCATTGCAACCATCACGATTAGTGATGCTACCGTTTTCATAGGCATTTGCACGGCTGCTGATTCTGATATTTTTAATGGCTTATTTGACATTTTTTAATCTCGGGTCTTTCATTATTACCACATCTGGGTTCTCTTTTAAATACTGCTTTTTAAGTACAGTCCAGTAGCTCACTTTAGGGTCAAAATCCCTGTCTCCATCGAATTGAGAGGCAGACATAACCCCTACTTTCATACACATATTGATTAATTCAGCAAATTCTGGTGGTGGAGGGTTGATTCTAGGTACCCTTTTGCACTCTTTGATAACCTCTAACTGAGTCTTGATCTTCATTTGTTTTTCTTGTTCAGCAATAAACTCATCTGTGCATGCTGTTCCTAAATACTTTCTCCACGTAAGTCTTACACTTCTATCATCTTCAGTGCTCTGATAATTATTACTAGGACCATAATGATTGTAGTCATATTGATCATCTCTTTGCTCAACAGAAACATCAAAGCTCCCCTGTGCGCAGGTGTTTGTGCCGTTGTTTAAATATTCGTTTCGTGCTTGTGCTGTTGTAGAGAATAGGAAGAATAAAACACTAACGGTTAAGATCCTTAATATCATATGCATGCTCCCTTACTTGGTCTGCTAGTTGTCTATATAAATTTTCTGCCATTTCCCATGTAGCTTCGGCAGCGGATAGTCTTGTTTGTATCCCTGTTACTTTTTCTTTAAGATCTTTAATATCTCTGTGAATTTCTGTAAGTGTTGATTTATTTGCTTCAATCGTATCTGTTAAATTTAAAACGTAACGAATTGATGTAAAAGTTCCCGCTAAGATAGCTGCTATAACAGGAACTATTACAATATTTTTTTTAAACCAGTCTAGTTTACTTTGTTTTTTCTTCATTATTTATCTAATCCATCAGTGTACCAGTCAATAAATCTGTTCCACTGTTTTTTAATCCATTTAATCATTTTTTTTCTCCTCAATTTTATAGAAGAACCTATCGGTATCTTCTGTTTTCCATTTACCCGTATCTTCTACATTCCATTCATTAGTCTGGACTTTCCAGTCTGGTACCTCATCCTTAACTGTAAAGGAAGGTAGACTCCAGATGATACGATTGTTTGGCTGAGCCGCATAATTGCCGTCTTCTAACGCCATTATGTGCGCGCACTTATGTTCGTGCGGAATTTCCGAATGTTCGGTATCTAGTATATTACTTTCAGGATGAGCAAAGTCAACCGTAAAAAGGTATTTACCTTTATGTAATTTCTTATCTTTTCCGAAATATTTGCCTGATTGTCCTGCTAGAAGATCGAAAGTAGTAACAGCAGGATAATAACTGAAACAATTCCAAAGCTCCAACTCGTCAAGTCTAGGTCTAGGAACTTTGTCGACTTCAAAGTCTCTTTGAATGAAGGCAGATATCGGGAGACGATAGAAGATAGCACCGTTCTCCATAATCGCATGGAATAGGATAGCCCGTCCTGTAAGAGACGCCATCCCAAAGATAATACAGTCTTCAACTTCGCCGTGATGTTGTTTAAGGTCATATAAATATTCTCTCCTTATCTGTGCGTATTGTACAGGAATATTTGCATTTAAGTAAGACATATTTTAACCTCATTTTATACTACCCCAGTTGGGACCTGATTCATAATCTACTTTGTTTGGAACTTCAAGTTTTACTGCATCTTCCATGATATTTTTTATTTTTTCTGCATGTTCAGAATTTTGCACAGATATATCAAGTTCGTCATGTACCTGTATGTGTGGAATGATACCCTCTTTATATAATTCTATCATTGCTCTCTTAGTCATGTCTGCCGCAGATCCCTGAATTAATTTATTAAGAGCTTTATACGTATATGCTCTCTTGATCCCTGGTCCGTGTTCCATGAGCGCTGCGTCGTGAGGCAATGCTTTATGGATCCCGAACTGATTCGGTTCCCATAGATGGAAGCGACAAAGGCGACCTAGAAGTGTTCTAATCTTACCGGAATCTTGGGCTCTTCTCATTACATTATCCATAAGCTGTTTAACAAAAGGCACCTTATTATGATATTGTTTGAATAGACCATCCGCTTTATCTTTAGATACACCAAGTTCTGCTTGTAATTTATTTTTTCCCATACCATAGAACAGACCAAGATTTATAGTCTTAGCCTGTGATCTAGGTATCTCTGCCATATCAGCAACGATCGTATGAAAATCCGCATCACCTTCGCGATACGCATCCAATACTTCGTCCACTCCATAGAGATTCTGTAAAGCTGCATAATGTACTACCAACCTAGGTTCTTGCTGTGAATAATCAAAACAACCCCATGTATGGTCTTTCTCAGGTATAAATAAAGCCCTGATCCGTGGTCCAAGGTCTTTGTTTCTAGCTGGTATTTGTTGTAAGTTTGGATTTGAATAACTGAATCTTCCAGTTACTGTTCCTCCATTATCTCCTCGTAGCTGATTAATTTCAGCATGAATTCTACCTTTATGTGAATACTTAATTATGGTATCAATGAATGTGGTATGAGCCTTATTTATTTCACGGGCTTGGGCAATTTTTTTCACCAGTGGGTGGGGGTGATTTTGAAGAAAGTTCTTAGTAAAGGAAGGCGCTTTTGTTTTTTCAGTTCTATCATAATCTAGTTTCAGCTCATCAAAAACTTGTGCGATTGATCTTGCTGCCCATATTTGAGTATCTATGCCTGTTTCTTTTTTTACTGATTGTATTAATTGTGATTCTTGTAAAGCTAGTTCTTTCTTCATTATGTGAGCACCTTCAACGTCAACCTTCACGCCAAGAAAACGCATGGCCACAAGACATGGAAAAAGTTCCGTCTCGAGATCAAAGATAGATTGTATATCTTGGTGTAAAATTTCTTTCTTAAGTTCTTGCCAAAGTTCTAAAGTTAATTCAGCATCTTTTTCGGCATATGCTCCAACATAAATGGCAGGTAGTTTATACATTTCTGCCTTGGGGTCAACCCCCCAATCCTTCGCTGCTTGATATAAAGCGCTTTCATTTTTGGACATACCCGTGTATCTTTTTGAACAGTTGTTTAAGTCATAACGCATTTGATTCTCATCAACTAGGGCCGATGCAATCATCGTGTCTACAATTTTACCGTTAATACTTAAACCTAAAGACTTAATCCAACATACGTCATACATGGCGTTGTGGAATATTTTTAATGAGGGTGTTTTAAGTACATCTTGAAACCATCCTAGGACTTTCTTACGATCCATATTACCACCGCCTTCATGAGCAATAGGATAATAACCAGACCAGCCAGGTACAGCTACTGCAATACCAGTGACATCTCCTTTACCTACGACGTTGCCTGATCCCATTTTCATAAGATCTGGGTCTTTTGTTTCTAAGTCAATTGCGATCTCATCATATTTAGATAGATCCGGAAATTCTTCTGGTGGTAACCATTCTGTTTGTGCTTTAAATAGTGGTATCTGCATTTTCTTCCTTCCATTTTTTATAACCATCGGTCCATGTTTCTTTTTTCTTTACGCTTGTTTGGGATTGTGGATAGTCTCTCTCTATCGCCATTTCACAATAGTGAATAGCTTTTAATAAATCTTCCTTCTTATTTTTTTGCTTGTGTCTACATAAATATTTAATAGCGTTCCCCTCCGCGAACGGTATGTTATTTTTATTTATGAATTCACTGGGCTGAATGACCATCGATTGATAGTGGGATCCACCTATTTGCTTTTTGTATGCTTTACTCATATTATATTAAATACCCTTTCTCGTATCGTTTTGGTTCAATTATGTGCAAGTTTTCTTTTGTTCTAGTTGCACCCACATAGAACAATCTGTTTTCATCGTCTGGATCTCTTTCATAACCTTTCATTGTATTTTGTGTTAAGTCTGTTAATAACACAACATTTTGTGATTCACCACCTTTAGCTCCATGAATTGTTGATAATTCTATTCGTGGTTTTTCATTTAACTTTTCTCCATTGGCTCTCATCTTTCTTAAGTAATCTACATTAGTTTGTCCTGCATCATTAAATGCTTCATACCAAACTGTTTTTACTTTTAATCCATAATCTTTAGTTAATTTATCAATGCCATAAAACGCATCTTTCACCATCCCTTTTATTCTATTCTTATCCCAATGCTTAGGCGTCATGTATTTTGAGATACTTTCTATTTGTTTGTAGGATACAAGTTGTCCTTTACGTGCATTCTCCCAAGCTGTAGCTGCTTCATGAAGATCTTTCTCTGTTCCTCTTCTGTATTTAGAAGAGTAGTAAAGTCCTCTTTGATATAAAGACTCCTCAATTTCCCTTAGTAAATATTTAGTTCTAGCTAGTATGAGCCATTCTCCAGAGGACATATCGATTGTGTCAGCGCTAAAATGTCTATGTAAACTTCCTTGGTTAACTTTTGGTTTCCAACTCTTATCTATTCTGTTTCTTATTCTATTAATAATACCCATCGCTACACCATGAACTTTAGCGGGTATCCGATAGGATTGTGTTAATGGTAAGTACTGTCCTTTTAAAGCTATAAAAGAATCTACATCAGCTCCTGCCCATTTATAAATAGCTTGATCATCATCACCGGCAATAAAAGAATCTTGAGTTTTATTCCAAATAGTTTTTGCCATATCCCATTGCATTAATGATAGATCTTGTGCTTCATCTATGAATACTACATCAAACTTTGGTGACTTATCTGCTTTGGTAAATTCCAAAATCATGTCATTAAAATCTATTAGGTTGTAGTCTTTCTTATATCTTTTTAATTCATTAGCTATAATTCTAAGCGTACTACGTTCTAAGTCTTGTGTGTGTTCATTTAAATCAAATTGTTGTTCCGGTGTAATATTTCTAAGTTGTGCCAGCTGTATAATTCTTAGGTATTCACTATCCGAACTAAAGGTACTTCCTTGATCTTCTTGAAAATCTGCATATGTAACTGGGAAACCTAATTTTTTTCCTAGATCTTTATAATGTCGGGGTTGCATAACTTGTTCTTTCTTAATCCCGAGTCTTCTAAAGGCTAATGAATGAAGAGTCCTAAAGTACGGAAGATCATCTTCACCTAAGTTAAATTTTTTTATTGCTCTGTCTCGTGCTTCGTAGGCAGCCTTCTGTGTAAATGCAAAATAACCTACTTTATCAGGATCGGTTTGTTTTAAATATTCATCAACCTTATTTAATAAAGTTGTAGTCTTTCCTGTACCTGGTGGTCCTAATACAATAGTTCTCATAGTATGTGTGTAATTAAAATAGTTGCTACACAAACAACCGTCATCAGCGCTAAGTCATCAGTCATTAGTATACATCCTTGGGTTTAAGTTCTTTTTGAGTATAGTCATCTGTTTTTTTATCGAATTGTTTAACAACAAATACAGAGATTCTTTCTTTACTTATACGTTTGTCGTCGCACTTACATACATCTTTCAACATTTGTGCAGTTCGTTGATAATTTACATCCCAACGTTTTCTAAGTAAGAATTGATTATAAAATTTATCAAAGATAAAATGATGGTGACCATCTTTTGTTAAGACTCCTCCACGTTTTAAATCCTTAATGTCAGACCCCATGTGTCGATCTAAACAAAACTCTTCTAAATGATTCTGTAATTGATCTGCTGTTGTTACACCTTCCGGTGGTTCAACAGGTTCGTGGTTCTTCATTAATGGGTTTATAATCGTATCCCAATCTCTTGATTTAACTGTAGGTGGTTTAAAATCTAGTTGTTCCATACACGCTTCCTGAAACAAACTTTGTTGTTTTAAATATTTAACGTTCTCTAAATGTAATCTTTCACCATCTACGTTCAAGTAATAATATGGTTTTTCTAATTTTATTTTTTGTAAATCTGTTAATGCAGGAAATACTATTTCTTCTCCTATACCAAACTTTCTTCCTCTACATAATTTTTTATCACATAAGTTACACATTGGAGCATCATTACATTTGTATCCCCAATCTTTTTTACCATGTTGGGTTTTAATTATTTCTACTTCTGACTCACTCAATGGTATAGTAGATGCTGTTGCATTAAACAAAGTCATCTTACTTTTCCATTCTGCTGGCCATTTCTTTTTTGCATAAACTCCAAAATGAAATAAAGAATTATTTCTTCCACCTTCTGGAATCTTGTTTAATGCCATCAACTCTATACAAGGTGGTGCATCATCATACTCGGACTTTGGTCTTTCTATTTTAATCTTTGTAATGTCTTTTTGTTTTGTGTAATCATATAGTTCGTAAAATTCCTCAAGAGTCGCTGCTTCTCCATCACCTTTAAATGCATATCTTGTAGTCTTGTTGCCATTAAAGTAAGGTAGATTTAAAAAGTTACCTGTGTCATCTTGAGATTTTAATTGAATTTGTTTTGGAAAAACTTCTGAGTCGCCGTAGCCTAGTAGTGTTTTGATTTCTGTTAGCTTGTCTCTCATTCTTTCTGCAGCTACCGGTTGTTCTGAGAAAAGAAAGACATGTGCTCCTCCACTCTTGGATCTACACACAATAAGTGGAAGCTTTAAAGCTATTATTTTATCTATTAATTTTTTATGATCAAATCCTGCATAGGAATCTATGTCTACACATCCCCATATGCATTCATTGCTTTCGTTAATTGGAATGATACCTAGACTTTGTTTACCTTCTAGGTGCATCTTCCAAAGATTAGAAGTGACTGGTTTTCTTACAACAAAGGACTGACCTTTTAATTTGACACCATTCTCAACAGGAGTGCTAACTTTAGTACACCCATGGGCACGCTCTAATCCTTTAAATATTTTTTCAAACATAATTTTTAAACGGGCGCATCAACTCTCGCTTCCGCGCCCGCCTCCTAGGATTTCGCTTAGTATGGTGAATCTGTTTTTGATTCGTCCGAAGTATGTTTAATCTTTACGTCACCTTTGCCTAATCTTTCAGCAAAGTTTTTAGCAATTTCATAAACACCTTTGTCAGACACTGGTCCTACTTTAGACACTTCCCATCCAAACCATGTTCCTTTGTCATTAGACATCTGAACAGTTTTTAGATTGTAAATGTGGCTGTATGTAGGCGGTGTAAATAAGCCGTTCTTACCTTGTAGCTTAATACCCATCATGATTGAATTCCACTTACGACTAATTTTTAATTGAGTCGCTTTCATAGAAATCATAGCAGTTGTTGGACTCTTGCCCAATACCACTACATAATGGTTAGCCGTGTTCTCTAGGTAATTACCATTTGGTAAACGGTCTTTAAAGGACTTATCCCTAGTAGTTGTACTCACTATATCGCTATCTGCGTTGTGAATTGCTACTGGTGCTCCTTTACCCTCACCTCTGTCTTGCCATTCTACGTATTTTCTTTCATAGAATACTGGCAAAACCTCTATCCCTTTAGTTCCGTTATAAACTTCGTTTGTAACGGTGTTTAGAATCATGCCTGGTTCAGCACCTTCGACATATTTTCCATCCCTTTTATTTACTTCAGGAGATAGCTGTCCTAATACTTTCAGAAAAGGTAACGCAAGATCATCTTGTGTCATATTCTGAGAGCCTTTGTCTGCATCAGCTTCAAACATATTGACTGCTAATGCATTTTCTTTCTTCGTTGTTACTTCTTGGTTCATGTTTATTGTTTCCTTTTTATTGTTGTCTTATTTCCAACGAATACGTTGAAAAGTTCCGTTGGCATTTCTTTTCCTGCCTCGATACGTTCACGGACTAACGCTTTAAGCGTCATAGGTTCAACCTTCAACTTTTGTGTCGGTTGAAACCCACTCCGCTTTGCAAGTTCGGCATAATCAGCCGCCTTGTTATCTTCGTTGCGACCAAAAGATACGGATATCTCATTTTTGATTATATCTCCTAGTCCATTTTGACGAAGCCAATTAAACGCGTTCTCCTTATTTTTAATAGTGATAGTAGCGCTATAATTCGGTTTAACATCTACTGAAGAACCATCCATTAATTTTAAATGAGATAAACCCATCTCACTCATCATAGTTGGAATAACTTCTCCCGATATATGTTCTGTTTTCTTTTTTAGTTCCTTCAAAGTTGCCTCTTGTTTTTCTATAGTTTTTTGAAGCTGTTCCAATGTCTCAACTTGATCAGCTAATGATTGGATATTTTCAGTTTTCTTTATTACTTGTTGTTGATCTTTTTCAAAGTCAATGTTACTCATTTATCTTTCCTCTTTCATATAAGTTGATTTCAATAGGATAATATTTTCTTTCTTGTTTATCCCATTTCAATAGTTTGTATTTACCGTTTGTAATATCAGAAACAATAGAACATGCTACTCCAATAATAGCAGGATCACCTGTTAATAATAAATAGTCTTCAACTGTGAAGTCCTTTAAAGCACTTCTTAATTTATATATTAAAGGACCAGGAGAAAATATTATTTGAGATAACTCTGGTAATAGGAATTTAAATTTCCCATAACTAGCAGCTCCCATAATATTTATTTTGGGTCTCCCCTCACTGGTTCCTGCGATTTCTTGTATAACATGAACAGTTGGTTTAAAACCGACTGATTTTGTTTCATTTATTACTTTCATACTTGACAATATAGTGATCAATCCCTATATTGTCAACTAGAAAGAAAAGAAATTATAATTATGAATTATAAATTTAAGACGAAACCATACAACCATCAGTTGACTGCTTTAGAACGGTCATGGAATAAGGAAAGTTATGCGTATTTTCTAGAAATGGGTACTGGTAAAACAAAAGTATTGATAGATAACCTAGCTATGCTTTATGATAAAGGCAAAGTAGATGGTGCTCTTATTATAGCTCCAAAAGGAGTTATAGGAACTTGGTATAATAATGAAATACCTGCGCATCTACCTGACCATATTGAGAATAAGACCGTTTTGTGGCAAGCTAACATAACTAAGAGTCAGTCTAGAAAACTAGGTACTCTGTTTAAAACAGGCGAAGAACTTCATATTTTAATTATGAATGTAGAAGCTTTTAGCACAGCTAAAGGTGTTGATTTTGCTCAAAAGTTTTTAGGTTCCCATAATACTCTTATGGCGATTGATGAATCTACTACAATTAAAACCCCTACCGCTAAAAGAACAAAGAATATTATTAAGTTAGCAGCCAATTCTAAATATCGAAGGATTATGACAGGTTCTCCGGTAACAAAGAATCCATTAGACTTATTTAGTCAGTGTGAGTTCCTTGATCCGTGGTTATTGAACTTCTCATCTTATTACGCTTTTCGAAATAGATATGCTGAAATGAAAACACTCCATATGCATGGAAGACAGATCCAAGTAGTAAACGGGTTTAAAAATTTAGGAGAGTTATCCGATAAACTTAAAGGGTTTTCTTATAGAGTGTTAAAAGAGGATTGCTTAGATCTACCCGATAAAATATTTATTAAACGTCAAATTACCTTAACACCTGATCAACGTAAATTATATGAACAGATGAAGAAAGAAGCTATGGCTATTCTTAATGGTAAAAGGGTTACTACGGTTAATGCTTTAACCCAGTTAATGAGATTACATCAAATAACTTGTGGTCATTTTACTGCGGATGATGGCTCTTTTCAAAGAATCCCTAATAACAGAGTATCTGAATTAATGAGTATTCTTGAAGAAACTGAAGGTAAAGCAATTATTTGGGCTCATTATCAATTAGATATTAAAGACATTCTTGCTCAAGTTAAGAAAGAATATGGAACAGACTCTATTGTTGACTATTACGGACTAACTCCTCAAGACGAGAGACAGCCTAATATTAAGAAATTTCAAGACGACCCTAAGTGCAGGTTTATGGTTGGAACGCCTTCTACGGGCGGCTATGGGATTACTTTGACGGCTGCAAACACCGTAATTTACTTTTCTAACGGATATGACCTAGAGAAGCGATTACAGTCCGAGGACCGTGCTCACCGAATTGGCCAGAAAAAATCAGTGACTTATGTAGATATAAATGCTGAGGACACTGTTGATGAAAAGATTGTAAAAGCTCTACGTAAAAAAATAAACATAGCATCAGAAGTTTTAGGAGAGGAATTAAGATCTTGGATTTAGTTGAAATAGAAGACTTTTTACCAAAAAAAACTTGTAATTATTGTATTAAGTTTTTTGAAGCTAATAAAAAACATTGGAAATCTTTTCAAAAGAGACACCTTATAAAGATACCAGTAAAAGATTCATTAAAACCTATTGATAGTAGGAATCTTACTAGATTGTATATAAAATATATGAAACTGTATCCAAATCATAAACTAAAAAATTTAGAAATACTAAAATGGCCAAGGGGTGAATATCATGACTGGCATGATGACACAATTTATTATGATAAAACTACTATTACTTATCTTAATGAAGGCTACGAAGGTGGTAAAACTACAGTAGAAGAGTACACAGTAGAACCAAAGACAGGAAAAATAATATTATTTGGTGCCGATAAAAAACATAAAGTTTCAATGGTAACTAAAGGCCCCAGATACGTACTACTAGCCTGGTATAATAAAAATGAATCACGTAAAACGTAGGATATACACGCGAGGCGCGCTGTGATTTTTATTTTACCAAGGTCGGTATTTAACTTTACCGTCTTCTCTTGTAGCTCGTAAAGATTGTTGTCTATTTTGGTTTCTTGAGTATGAACAGTGGACCCAACCTGAATTAGGCTCACCTTTTTTGTGGAATTCTAGGATCAATTGATCATATTCTAGTTCTGATTTGATCCATGTCGCCAGAACCTCGTTATCTACACCCCAGATCTCAAAGTCTGCTGCAGCTGCTTCGTTGTCTGCGCAATGTTGGCTGTTGATACTGCTACCAATTTCTAGGCACAGCTGAGCACAACGGAATCCGCTAGATATCATTAAAGGTTTATCAAAATTTGCACGAACGGGTTGCAAAACATTTTGGGTTAATGCTTTTAAATTCTCTATTTGTTCAGGAGAAGGATTATTGTTAATCCCTTTCCTTTCTGCGACTTGGCTTTTAATAAGCTCGTCTAATGTAAAATTAGCTGATAATTTCATTGTAATTTAATCTCTCCCAGCAATTACTTTTTCCATGGGCGATAGTAACGCTTCTTCAGTACGTGTCAAGTTAGTAATTGGGTCTTTTTGCTGAGTTCTTGGGGCCATATCTACCACTGGTTGCGGTTGTGGTGGTAATGGAGGTGTTACTATATTTGTTTCTTCAGGGATGTATTCAGAGACATCTACACCAAACTCATCATCTAAATCTAATTGTGCTAATTGGTTTCTAATATCAACTAAAGCTGGAAGAGCGGCATCAATGCCACCAATAAGAGGCTCACTATTAACTGGTCCTCCCTTAGAAAAACCTCTAAATCTGTCTCTTAAATTTAAATCTTTAAAACCTCTAGCAAGATCTCTTACTTCTCCAGATGCTGCTGCAAATGGATCTTCTTCATCAATACCTGCGGCTATCTCTCTAAATTTTCTTAATATATCTTTAGAAGGAAAGTAAGGTTCAAATCTTCCTTGATTTAAATAGTTAAAATTTTTAGAACTAACTTGTCTTTCGGCAAATGTTTTTTGTAGAGATGAAGGAGTTTCTCCTAAAACTTGAGCGGCTTCTAAGTTCTTATACATATCTTTTTGTACTTCAAATCTTGCTCTGTTAGATGCAATATATCTTTCAATAACATCTGCTTCACTTACTGGACCACCTTTTAATAGTCCAAATATACCACCCGTAAATTCTCTTCTAGCATTTCTAATTCCTGTTTGATATTGGGCTATTTTAAATCCCATTGATCTTTGTGGATCTATTTTTATGGCTCTTAATCCCATAAATCCTGCTAGCTCTGGTCCTATATCTAAAACTTGTCCAGTTTTATCTGGAGTTCCGAACGCAGCAGAACCTATTCTTAAAAATTGTTTATAAGAAGGAGCTAATGCATTTCCTAAATGCATCATTTGAATAGCCATCTTATCTCCCGAAGAAGTTTGATCCGTATATAATTGTCTTCCTTCCTCAGTTCTTCCACCTCTAACAAATAAATCTGTCATAGCTTCTGTCCAAATAGATTCAGAAATAAAAGGATTCATTATTTCTCCGCTAGCTTCCATAGTTCCATTAACAAAACCTTTTAATAAAGTTTCACCATCTTCTTGACCTTCTTGTATATTATTCATTAAGGTTCTAAATGGTCTAGCCATTAAATCATAAGCATTACTGTGACTAAAATCTATATATCTTAAATCCCCCTCATCATCTTTAATAGGAACAAGAGTAGAATTTTTAGACCAGTCGGGAACAAATCGTCTCATAGCATCTATTTCGTCTTCAGTGACATCGTATAGAGCTTTAGCCCCTTCTGTTACTGCAATAGGTACACCTACTAAAGTTGTACTCATACCCATTAATCTTTTAAAACCTGTTCCAAATCTACCATCAGTTAAAGCATTGTTTTTAACCACTCTTTCAGTTCCGTCTTGTAAAATTTCTGTAACTGTTAGACCTAAATTACTTCCTTTGACTCTTACGCCTGGAGCAGGTATGTGACTCATTTCTTTTATACCTTGTTCTGCAATGTTAGTTGTAGTTCTAATAATTTCAGAAGGAAACGACATGAAATTACCAACCGGAGCTAGCCTTGCTGTTTTAACAAACTCACCAACATATGCATAGTTGGGCACAGTATTTTTTACAATCTCCGCTGCTTCTTTTTTTAATGCCCATAGTTTTTCATTTCTTATTTTAAGACCATCAGGTCCCACATTTTCTTTAAGACCTTTTTTAAACTCATCTAAAGATTGACCTGCTCTTTTTGCAGCAGATCTCATAATTCTATCTAGCTCTACTACAAAGTTTGTAATCTTAAACGTGTCATCCTCGGCCATGTATTTTCTTTGAAAAAATTCACCACCTTTTTTAAATTTGCTAAACCAACGTCCTAGGACATTATCTATTCCCATTATGCTTGCACCAGCATTTGTATCTTTTAATAGAGAGATAAGATCCCCTAATTGAACTTGTGAATTAGTAACTCCTAGTTCTAGTAAATCTTGGTATTCTCTTTGCGCTATTTTAGATCCAGGTCCAGCTTTTAATAAAGCTGATACATCTATACCTTGTTGAAAAGCTCTTTTTAATAAACCTGGATTAGTTAATCCTTCAAACAATAAACCATTGGCTGCACTAAATGCACCTGCACTAAAAAAGTTTCTTAGGTGTGTAGGAATTGAAAAAATAGTTTTAGCCATTTGTGAAATCCCTTTTGGAAATAATAATAAATTTCTATAAAACCAACTAGCTGCTGCTTCTGCGCCACCCATTTTTTTATCTCCTCTAACAAAACCTTGTAAAGCTCCCATAACATCGTTAGATGCTTTAATACCCTGAGCAATTTCTCTTGTAGTGAAAGTTCCGGATAAAGGATTAATTAAATTTTTAGTTGCATCAATCTCACCTAAAACTTCATTCATATTAACAATCTCTATTCCTGTAGTTCTACTATTTACTTTTTCCGCTGCTTCTTCTGCACTATCCCAGAAAAAACCTCTTCCTCCTCTGGCTTGTACGCTAGCATTTTTAGCTTTTACTTCTGTAAGATACGCAGACGTTCTCGCTAAAGCGGAAAGGTTTGTCATACCATTGAATAAAGTAAATCTTGGGTCTTTGACTTCTCCAAATAATTCTCTTAATGCTCTCTTCTCAGCAGTCGATCCTTTAGCATCTGCTCCTAAACCTATATCTACACTTTGTAATTTTCCTGTTTCCGCTGATTTAGCAGTGTACTTAAAATCAGGTAGTGGTTTAGGCTTCTTCATATTTTGAGCTTGTGTTAAGATTTGATCCACAATTTGTCTTGATTCTTGGGGAGTTCTAGTGCCACCTGCAGAGAAAACTTTTATAGCATTTTTATAACTCTGTTCTGTTGGTTCGTATTTTCTAAAAAGGTTAAAGATATTACTTTTAGTTTCAAAAATTTTAAAAGTGTTACCTACATAACCACCTAATCTTTTTTCAAACAAATTTTTTAATTCTTCCTGGGCCGTCTTCCCTGCTCCTCCTGAAGTTTTCTGTAATATTTCTACAAGATTGTTTAATTCATTTCTCCCTGCATTCAAACTATCTAGTAATAAAGCTTGAGATTCTTTAGGAATATCTTTAACTTTTAATTTGTTAATAAGATCCTCAACTTTTTTAGGATTAAGACCTGTTGATAAATCTCCATCCAAAAGAACCTCATTAAGATCTGACATGAACTTACCCTTTTGTGCCTTAATAGCTTTGTCATTTAATTCTTGGGCTACTGGAAATATACCGTCTACAACTTTTGTTATGTTTGCTACAAGCTGTTTTGCTCTATAAGAATCTTTAGTTTTTAAACCTTGTTTTAACATTTCAGATTTAAAAACTTCGTCTGGTAAATTTCCTCTTGGACTAAAAGGTGCTCTGATATATTTGTCTATAAATCTTTCAAATTGTGAATTACTATAAGCTAATTCTTTTCCTCTTTTAGCTAATGATTTTGCTGTAGACCCTACACCAAAAGCAAAGGGTGTTATAAATAAAGACTCAGTACCAAACTTAAATCTGTTCATTAGTTTTCTGGCAGCATCTTGTCTACCACTTAAACTCTCGTCTCTGTTTAACATTGTAGGTCCTTCAAACATGTCACCGAATGTACCTATTTCATCTGTGTCTACTACGAAACCTTCTCCTACAGCTCCTCCTGTAACAGCTAAACCAAATCTTTTATATTTAGATCTTTTATTTAAATCATTTACTTTTTGAAGAGCGTTCCTTAAATTTCCTTGATCAGGACTTTTTCCTTTTTTTCCAAATTGTAAATAAGCATTTTTTCTTTTAGCTCTTAATGCTCTAGTCGTCATTTTTCTAGCTGCTGCATTAGCTGCTTTAAAACCTATACCACCCGGAACAGCTATCTGCATCATAGCTTCTGTTAGTTTACCAATAGTTCTTTCTTCTGCTACTTCTTCAAAAGGATTTATTTTATCGAAAAATTCTTCAACGGATGCGGCTGTGTCTGAATCTGCTCCTAGGTCAATGAGTTCTGCTCCTAATGATACAATACCTTCTGGTATCTTTATAATACCTGAAGCTAGACCAGCACCAAAGGCTGTATACCAACTTGTTTCATTATTCTTTTCAGCAGAATTTAAACTTCTATTATCTTCGGCCATTTAGTCTCCTAGATGCCTTCATCAAAAGTATCTAAAGGAGAGCCATATTTTTTTTTGCTCTCTATTTCTTCTCTTTTCTTTAAATTTTCTTCAGTACCTTTTAAAATTCTTTTTTGATAATCTGTTAAGTTTGAAAGATCAGGACCTTCCGTAATTGTTGTTTCTTCAATAATTTGTTCTGGGCCGTCGATTGGTTTTAAAATATATTCACCTTCAACAACAGCGACCTGCATAACTCTGTCATTAAATGGATCATAGTAAATTTTTCCTACGCCATTTTTCTTCCCTTGTTTTTTAGCAAATCTGTTGTCAGCTATTTGGTTCTTGGTTAATACACCACCTATATTTTTATATTCTTTAGATTTTCTAAAAACCCAATCTGCTTCGTTCTTAGCCGTAGTATAATTATTATAAATATTATCTGCTATTGAATCCTGTGCTCTAGCATCAATTAAATTATCAATATTAGCCGCGCTCTCTTGTTTATATCTTCTGTCGTCAGCCGCTATTTGTTTATCTAACTGACTTCCTTTAAACGCTCTGTCCGCTTCAGCTGCAGCTCTTTTATTTTCTTGATTGATATCCATGATCTCTGCTTCCATACCAACTTGTCTCATTAGATTTTGATCTGCAGTTCTATTTTGAGCAAATTGTTTATAAGGATCTTGAGCCGCTAATGCAGCTGTTTGAAAAATATTTCCTTGTGGTGATCTAGATGCAATATCTAAACCAAAGTTAATTAAGAAATCATTAAAGTTTCTTCTTGGTGGGGCTGTACCCATAGCATCCATAATTCTTTGCTTGCTTGACTTACCTGTAGAAAAACCTTGTCTTTGTAATCCAGATGTGATTCCACCTTCAGCAGATCCACCTTTTCTAAACATAGGTCTTTTGTATAAGTTATTCATTATGATCCTGTGTTTCTTCCTCTTAGATAATCACCGTAGTTTCCTAGTAATCCTCCACCAACTGACGCTATTCCTAGTGCAGTTTGCAACGGTGTTGGGTTAGGCATTACAGAAGATTGATATTGTCCTGGCATACCAGATGCTATTTGTGCAATTCCAGATCCAAGATAACCTAATCTCTCATATGGTTCGTAAGCTGATAATCTATTTGCTTCTCTTGTAGCATCTAGTTGAGCTTGAGCTTGTGCTTGTTGAGTCGCGCCCGCTGACCCTAAAGTACCAATGTCTCCTCTGTATAATGATGGAACTAAACCAGCTAATTGTTGTTGATTAGCTCCTAATTGCATTTGTTGACCAAAAGCTTGATTAGCTAATTGATTGGCTTGAGTAAAACCTTGTTGTTGTAATCCAGCTTGTAGTAAAGCTCTGTTTAAATCTGATTTATTTTGGTATTGTGCTCTCATAACACCTTCTCTACCACCACTTAAATTTCCAGACATAGTAGCCATGTCAGCTATACTTTGTATTCCTCTAGAAGCTTGATCATCATACTCTGATAATGTCGTATTAATAACATCTTGTTGATAAGGTGACATAAAAGGAGAGTAAGCTCCGGCTCCTGATAAACCTGCAGCTGAAGTATCATAAGCTCCTGCTTGAGTTATGTACGGAGTAAATGCGCCAATACCCTGACCTTGGGTTCCAGCCATAGTAGCCGCTTGTGTTTGTAATGTATCTTGACCAGCAACAGTTGGAGCAAACTTAGATGTGTCCAACGGCGTTGCCGTCATTCCTGTTAATTGTGTTCCAAAATCTTTTTGTAAATCTTCTACATATTGTGGTGGAAGTGTTTGTTGTTGTTGTATTGCCATTATACTACCTCGCTTAATCTTTCCGAAACGTTAAACATTTCTTGAGCCCCTTGTTTACCTTTATTTTCCATATGACCCATTAAATTTTCCATTCTTTGTGCCCCTAAATCTATATCTCCATTACCCATACCACGTACAGCGTCAGCTGTCATTACAAATTCGTTAACACTTAATCTAGCCGGAACGTCATCAGCTTTCTCTTTGGCCCCTAAATCTACAAAACCACCAGTGTTTCTATAATCTTTTTCTTTACCACCGAGGTCCATGATACCTCCGAAAGCTTTACCAATTCTTCCGCCTTGAGCATATCTTCCACCAATACCATATTTACCAGCGTACTCTTCATCATATACTGGCATTTCCATTTCCTCTGTCATTTGAGGAGAAGGTTTAAATCCAAATTTATCATAAAAATCTTTTTGTCTATTATTTCTTATATCTATTTTTTCTTCTAAAATTTCTTTTTGAGTATCTTTATCTAATTTATTGTACCATTCTGCTCCTGTGTCTAAATCTGTTCCTTTTCCACTTATAAATTCACCTAATTTGTATTTTGCAATTTGTAATGCTTTTCTGTAGTCTCCATCTTCGTCCATAAAAAGAGGATACACTTTTTTTAAAAGATCTGACCCTACACCAAACCTTTCTACAAGTTCATCTCTTTTACTAGGTGTGCCTTCAGAAAACCCTATTCTTCCGCCTTGAGCTGCCATAACTCCTTCCCTACCTTGTTTTTTACCTTTTGTAAAATATTCAATAAGTATTTCTTGTTCACTATCATTTAATTTATCGTATGGTCTACCAAATAAATCTATGGACAGTTGATTTAGTTCACTAAATGTTGATGGCATAGATGCCATCTGACCTTGAGGAATGCCTTGATCTTGCATAAAGTCTGTAATACTTAAATCATCTTCTTGTACATCTAGAACAGGTCCAACTCCATTAGCGTAACCTATTCTTCCGCCTTCTGCTAAATTTTTATCTTCTTTTTTTCCTAAGAAAGGATACTTAATTCTAAGTGCTTCTAATGCTTCACCGCTTGGGTCTTTAAATGCTTCGATAACTTCTTTTCTAATTGATAATATACCGCTTGGAATTTCACCAGTCAGTCCAGGTCCTCTATCCACTTCTGTAAGTGACTCTTCTTCGGTACCCATACCTGCACCCATAGCCGCAGCTCCTCCTAAACCAATTATACCTAATACTGTTTTAGGATCTAATGCATACTTACTTATTTTTTTCATTGTGTTTGTTAATTGTAAACCTTCAGATGCCTTCTTAGCATTCTCAATGCCTACACCACTTTCGAATACATCTGCTCCTCCCTGCGCATATCTCTCATCTAGAGCACCTGTTTTAAGCTTTTCTATTATGCTAGCTTCAGGGTTTGCTATATTGTCAGCTGTTACTTCTGGTACTGTTGGTACTTTAGATTTAAATAAATCTTTTATACCACCCGTTCCTATAGGTTTACTAAATGCATCTTTAGTAAATGGGTTTTGTAATTTTTGAAAATCTGCTCCTCCTAAATATCTAGCGCCTTGTCCTAACCCGTATGTCAACGCTCCAGACTTAAATGCATCACTTATACTACCTGATTGATCAAAGGATCCTATGCCTGCCATCCCTGCGGCTAGAGCAGGGTTAAACGGTGCAACAAAAGGAGCTGCTACTGTAGCGACTTTAGATACTTCATTCGGTATAACTTTTCTTACAAAACTTTTAAGTGAACTTCCAAAACCATATTGTCTTCTTCCATCAACACCCATGATTCCGCCATAAGCAGCCATGGCTCTAGGTCCACGTGTTTGTGCTTGTTGTTCAATACTCATTCTATACCAATCTTCAAAAGATAGAACGTTAGATGGGTTGGCTTGTGCCACATATCTCTCATATTCAGCTCTTAATTGTCTCATTAAAAGAGCTTGTTCTTGTTGTTGAGGAGATTTAGGACCTTCATTGCCCCTATATTTAATACTAGGTGCGTTAGTCTGTAATTCTTCTGAAATGTTGATATCTGTTATTGCCATAATTTTGTCTTATTTTAAGGGTTTCCCACATTACTTTGTTTTTGCAAACAAATCAAGAGCTGGCATTATTACTTTCACATCTCTTCTAACGTCTTCTTCAGGAATATTAGCTGATTTTAAAGCTTGTTCATCCTTATAGATCTCCCCTGTTTTTTTGTTTGTTATAGTGGTTATTATCTCCTTTGGGAGCAATGTCTTTATTTCACTCATTATGTAGTTACCTCTTTCTTAATGTTTAAATAGCTAACAGCTATATCAAATGAATCTGCGCTGCCGGCTTTAATTGTAAGGGTTTTTCCACCCTCTACTATTAACGGTTGGGTTAATAATTCTTTAGTTACATTAGCCGTTAAGGCTGCTGATTTAATAACTGTAATAGAGTTATTTGTAACAATAGGACTAGGAGTGCCAGCAGAAGTTACTAAAAGAGATTTAATAACATATGTTTCACTTACTAAAGGATTACCAGAACCAAAAGGATTTAGTTCTCCATTACTGGTATCATTATCTATTCCTACAAATTTATACTGGTTGACTACTGCCATTAATCTAAAAAGAAACTTCTAGCTTCTATCTCCTGTTTTAATTCTTCTTGAAATGTTGTGTTTAATTTTTCTAACACAGCATCTAAATCTCTTATTAAAGATTGAGCTGTATCTGGTTGATACTCATCACTAGCTCGAGTTAATGTTTGTACTATCTTTGCCATTATCTTCTTCCTCCAGCATGTATGTCTAATCTAAAGGTACCTAACTTCCACGTTGTATCTACTGCGGTATTAGATATCTTTAATGCTATGGCTCTTCCTCGAGCACGTGTATCTACCTTTGTAGTTGTAGGTGTTAAAGTAAAAGGTCCTAAAGGTGAGCTTGCGGCTGAATCATTAGGATAATCTCGAACATCGAGTTGAGCAACCACATTATTTTGTTGGGATATAAAGTCAGGAATAATTCTACTTATCCTCATTATAAATTCACCATCTCCTCTAAGATCCGCTAAAGTACTCGCAGCTCCTCTAATAACTTTTTGTGTAATATCATAATCTCCAGAACTAATATTTGCTGGAATAGCTGTCGTAGTCGCATTGTGGTTCGTGACTTGATTAACTCCAGTTTCATGTTCATAGTAAATGGTAGTTCCTTCGGTATTACCAGTTACATCAAACGATGTATCAGTACTAGCATCATATGATGTACCATGAGGTAAACCAAAAACAGCGGAGTCTTCCCATGCGCTTCTTGGATATAAAGAATTTGCATTTGTAAACCAAATGGGTCTTTTTGATGTTGAATCAAGATAACTATATGTCACTGCTCTATTTACTACATTTGAATCAGACGCTGGATAAAACCAAGTTACTTCACCAAACAAGTTATTAATACCTGCATAAATTAATTGACCTGATGTTGTATTAATATCATCATAAACATAGTCTTCAACTAAACAGTCCATAGATTCTAATTTACCAGTGTATCTAAAGAAACCATTATCAGACATCCAGTAAGCAGCGCCATCTACTTCAACGGCTGCGTTCATACCAATCAATCCACAGTTCGTTCCTACTTGTTCAAACGCAAATGTAAAAGGCTGCCCAACAAAACGCATTGTGAATAAAGACGTATCAGTCCAAATGTACATCGCATTTCTACCAAGAGTAGCTCCCATGATCCGTGATCCGGCGGCCAGTCTTTGTGTACCTGCGGTGTTGGTTGATGTTGGAATCCAAGTATTTATATCTTCTTGGTCTGAGAATCTTATATACATGTCGTCTTGAGTTGATTGAGTCCCAATTGTTGTTTCAGTACCAAATAAAACTAAGTGTCGATCAGGTGTTGAAACTAACATATCTCGAGATGCAGTTGGTGCACCCGTAATAATAGTAGCTCTTGTTGCTGTGGCATTGGATGCATCAGCATTCCATTCAAAAACCTGACCATTATGAATTAAGGCTATAAGTTTACTACCTAGGTTATCTATTGACCATAGACCTGGATCAATCACTGTATCAGTGTTATTCGCTGTTGATCCCCATCCCGTCCAACCTGAAGTATTAGTTACCGTAGCTCCATTGCTGTGGGAAGCGTTTGAGGTACCTCTGACGTTTCGAGTAATTCCTGTTATTGTACTTCCTGAAACTCCTGTGTAAGATATTTCTTCACTTCCTACTTGAATATAATTAGTACCCGAAGTTGGTAGACCGGTTACACTAGTTAAAGTAATCGTTGTCCCAGAACCTCCTGTTCCGTAGGCGTTCGCTGATAAAGATCCGTTTAAAGTTGTAGTCCAAGAACCTAAAACGGTACCACCAAAAAGAGATATACCATAACCATAAGCTCCCACTTGTTCTGCAGGACCAACATGATAATATTGATAATAAGTTATACCTCCCGAAGTCGTAGCTCCTGATCCACCTTCATTACCAGGCATGGTAATTGTAATAGTGGATGTATCAGGAACTGATGTGACCATAAATTTTTTGTCACAGAAATCCGAAGCTCCAAAATTAGAACCTGTAATGGCAGTAAATGTAGTTGTATCTCCAAATAAGATAATGTCTCCAGCTGTAAAGGTGTGAGGCGAACCAAATGTAATTGTTACAGTTGGATCTCCGTTAGTAGTACTAAAACAATTAGTAAGAGCAGTTCCTGATGGATTAACTAGAGGATGAATATCATAATAAACACCTCCAGAATATACATATAAAATTCTGTTAGTGCCTATAGCAGCATATTTTATTGAATCTGAGTTAACAAAATGATGTAATTTTCTACATACACCGGTTAGTTTGTCTTGTCCTAACTGACTCCAGCCACCAATTTTTTCTGGTGTACCATATCTAAAACGAACGTTTTCTCCCCCAGTCCATTGAGATTCAGCTCCGGTAGATGTAACTTGTTTATTAAACCCTGGTAAAAAACCTAATTTTTGTAACATAATCCCCTACTATATATCGTTTTATAGAAAACTCAATCTAGATTTTTAGGTCTTAAATAAGGATTATATCGTACGTGAGCCATCATCGTCTCCAATAGTTCCTTTAGGTAAAATATTTAAAGCAAGAGAATGTCTATTTTGTTTTGTAAAATTAAAACCAATTTTATGTCTTAAAGTCGAAGGAAAAACTATTAAGTCTCCTTCTGTAACTCTTAAGACATATTGGTTTTGATTAAAATGTTTCCATTCTTTTGTAGGCACCGAAAAAAGACTAGGTAAACTTTTATCCAAGATTATAGACATTTCATCTTCGTAAGATCCATGAGGATAATAAACCGCACTATACCAATAATTACAATGTGTATGAAACTCCGAAACTGCATTAGGTTGACTCAGAGTTCCCCAACTGGTTTCTATAGTAAAATCTATATTATATTTAAAGTATTCTTGTATGGCTATTTTTATCTCTTTGTATAAAAGATCTTTTAAACTTTTAAATTCTCTAGTGTCTAATACTTTTTTATTTTTTGATATGAGGTTTCCAGTAATAATTCTTTCTCTTTTATCAGAATTTAAAAGAGGGTCAGCAACAGTTACTCTATCCTTTTCTAAATCTATCAAAGCTTGATGGTATTTTTTATGGTTGGTTTTTATATTAGTAAAATATAAACTTTCAGAAAAGATAGGTTGAATTATTCTATTACTCGTCATTTTTTATACAAAAACCAAAAACCCACATAGTTCTTGGTATATTTCCTTTAACTGTATTACTACCATGATTTTTTTTAGATACTTCATAAACCCACAAATCTTTCTTTTTTATTTCAACAGTTTCCTTTTCTATTACTACATCTCCTTTTAAGGAATTACTTAATTTAACATTACAGTGTAGAGTAGTGTAACCTTTATACCATATAGGGTCTAAATGCTCATAACAAGTATCTCCCTGAAAAGCACAACTAGCGACCATTCCGTATGGGTAAGGTGGTTTTTTATAATTATTTAAATTTAATTTAGAAATAATTTTATTTCTTATCTCAAAAGCAGTTTTAGGATAAGTTATTTCATCTTCATTAGAATAGCGTGTTGTTATTCTGTTACCATTCATCCCTGCATCTTTAAAAAAAGATTTACTTTTATTTTCTAGTATCCAAGTATTCAATACTTCACATTCTTGGTCACTTATAAAATTATGATAAATTTTTAATTTTTTGTTTAATATCTTTGAGAACATTTTCATAATTATAGTTTTTAATTTCAAAAGTGCAATGATTTGGTTTTTCAAACATTTGGTTTGTATCATCAAATCTACCTTTCTTAATTGTATTCATCCAAACCTTTACATCATACTCATGTCTGTCTTCATCATAAGGACAAATAAAATCTATAATCGAAGGACCGTCTACAAGAGAAGATAAACATCCCATTCTCTGTGCTTGCCTTGTCCTACCTTCTGGGGAAAAATCCCAATCGTTAAACATCTTTCTAACTTCATCAGCGTTAAAATAAGCGTGACCTGCGGACAGCTGTCTTGCAAATGTTGTCTTGCCTGATCCGGGTAGTCCAAATACTAATATTCTCATATATGTATATGTTTAAATTTTTTTATAATTTTTTCACTTAAATACTTTTCTATTTTATAATTATTTTTTTTAATTTTATCAAATCGAATTGTGTGTAGATCTTTAACAGTATTACTATCTTCATAACTTACATTGTCAAAGCTGTATTCTGATATTTTATTAACATTTAAATTTAATTCTTCGATATTTAGGTAATTAAAAATTTTGTTAATTTGATTTTTTGTATCTGTAACTAAATCATCATAAGTTATTTTTATGTAATTTTCATTTTGATTAATTATGTTTTTTATAGACCAAATGTTTTTTCCAATGATCCCCTCTTGATCCATCAATTCATCGCATCTTGCTTCAATGTTTTGAGGTTGTTCTATTTTAATAAAAGAAGCCAAGCATTCTAAAACAGGGCGTACTAAAATTATAAATTTTCTATTAATAAAAATATTTTTTAACATTTCTAAATTAAAAGGGGTTCCCCACGGAGCTTTGTCTAATATGTTTTTTACATTAACGTTGCTGTAATAATTATTAAAAGAATTAGAGACTATATTATCAATTCCAGTATGATATGGAAAATTTAAAAAAATATGATTAGTTTTTAATAAGATTAATTCATGCATTATTTCAGGTAATATACTATTAGCAGAAACTTTTATTTGATCACTTTGATTAATTAAACTTGATAACAACGTAGAACCCGACCTTGGTAAAGCACAAAAAAAATAAAAGTTTTTATTCACTTTTTATTTCTTCATCTTCTCGAGTCATTTTCTGTACAAGTTGATTATCAAAATTTGAATTAAATGTTGCAACAATATGAAAAAGTGTATTGGTTAAATTTTTAAATGCTTCTGGCGAAAACTTTAATTTTTGATTTTTAATTAATATCCAAATTTCTTTCCAAGAAAAAATTATTTCAGCTGAACCGTCTTCTTTATTTTGCTTTATTATCATTTCTTTTTATACCCCAAAATCTACGTCTATCCATTGCCCAATCTTTATTTGGTCCATCTTGATTAACATAGTGTAAAAAAACTTGAGAATGCCAATCTCCTTGAAGATGTTCTCTAGAATGTTTTACGTCGCAACCTTTATAAACTACAGCGTCTCCGTCTTTTAAAATAATTTTTTTACCATCCATAAAGATAGGCCATTTATATTTTTTATCGTGACCTATTTGTACAGTTACACTATATTCACACGAAGGCCTGTCCATGTGTTCAGGTAAATTAGAGCCTTGCGTATAAAGTCTCCAAAAGGAATAAGTGCAGAATAGTTTTATATTTAAATGTTTTTCTATTATTTTTTTCTTAGTCAACATTAAAGCTTCCATAACAAAATCTCCATAGTAAGAAGTATCAAGATTGTTATTACTTGCATCAAAATTAGTAAAATTGTGCCTATGTGTAAGATCACAATAAATAGTTAGTATTTTCCTTTCTTCCTTTGTTAAAAAATTTTTTATTAATTTATATTTTTTCATAATTAAATAATCCAAGAAACTACTGTGAATCTTACTCCTTTTGATACTTTATTTACTTTATGGGGATATAAAAAATTACTTGGCCATAGTATTAATCTGCCCGCCTTTGGTTTTATAAGTATTTCTCTCTTATTAAAAACATCATAAAAGCATACTTCACCACCCTCATAATCATCATTCAAAAAAATAATACAACTTAAATTTCTAACCATTGTCGTACCATCAACATGATAATTGTAAAAATGACCTTCTTCATATTTTAATAACTGTAATTCATTCACTCGACCTTTTCCAATTTGTAAATCGTGTTTGTTTTGAAAATCTTTTATTGCTTTGTTTATAAAGAATGTTAATAAATTCGACCAATGAACATCAGTTAAAGATTTTGATAAATTATTTAAATCATATGTTAAAACTTTTCTTATATTTAAAGCTTTTTTAAAATCATCTGGACCTCCAACTTCGCCGTATGTCATTTCTTTTGTATTTGAATAAATTTTTAGAAAGTTACCTACGAGAGGTAAAGGGATGGCATTATCTGTAATCTCTAAAAATGGAATTAAATCCTTATACTCAAGTTCAGTTATTACACTAGGTTTTTCTTCTTTATTCATTTCTAATCTGTATATATATCTTTATATTAAAAAGTCAACTACGGAGTTGTTACTATGCTTTTATATAATATATTAGGGGCTCGTAAAACCAGTTATTAAATTTGGAACTGGGTTGTCTATTAGATATTCTTCAGCTGTATTAATAGGATATGGTATAGTATCCACATTAATTCCTTCTAATAAGGAAATATTATTTTCGACCATTTGTTTATAAGTAGGATTTGCTTGTACTCTATCTAGTTCTAACATTTCTTTATGTTCTGTAATATACTCTTGAATAACGACAGACATTACAGAAGCATCTATAGTCTCTCTAGCCGCTTCTTGTATATCGCTAATAACAGGTGCATCATTTTCCATTCCAGCAAAAAATTTTAAGGACTTTATCATACCTTCTTTATCTTCTGATGAGATATCATAAACAACACCAAGATCCTGATAATAAGAAAAATTTGGTAACATAAAAACTGCGTCTTCTTCATTATCTGCTACCTTAACATAGCTTGTTTTGTTTGGATTTAAAATTAACAACGCCATAAATTTCCTATGCTAAGTCCTCATAAAAAGCTATAAAACCTGGTCCAGCTGGTACACCGCCCCCAGAGTCGGCATAGTTTCCTACCTGTTTTGGACTACTTGTGTTTATGCCTTGTTTTCCGCCGCCCCAGACGCGAACATAAGCGTAGTTAGTACTACTAGCTGGTCCTTCTGATAAATCATATGTAGCATTAGTCATAGTGCCTGTTGAACCTGGTGGTTTTGGACTCCACCCATGTGTTCCTCCTCCACCGCCGCCAGCACCAAAAGTAACTGGAGAACCAATTGAAGTTTCTCCACCGCCGCCTCCGGTTCCATTTCCAGGAGGTGAATTTCCTCCGCCACCTACAGTATAGGGTACAGAATAGGGTTGAGAGACCTCAGCAGTATAAACTCCGTATGCTCCATATCCTCCAGGAGATCGTCCTGATTGAGTATATCTCGCTCCACCGCCACCGCCGCCCATTGCATAAACCATGATTTTACCTGTTCCTGGCTGTGCAGTAAAAGTCCCTGAACTAGGGCCACCGTATGTTTTAGTTTCTATCCAAAGTCTTCCTCCACCTTCTCCTGAAGCTGCGGTAATAACTCTTCCAGAAGAATCAACTGTAATATTTGCAGTAGTGTAGGTTCCTTTTGCCGGTTTTATAATTTTAGGCATTTAATTATTTACTCCTTTATTATTAGTCAGCCATCTCAACATATGAAACATGCCAAGATAAATCACTGGCTGTTCCTGCTGTCACGGCTAATAAATCTGTTTCGTCTAACCAAATAGGTCCTGTTGCATCTAAAAAAGATAATGTTGAATCTGCGGGTACTGAAATTGTACTACCAATTTTGTAGTATGTACTTCCGTTGTCATTACTAACTTCGATTGTAACATCACATGCGTTAGTTCCGTCTGTATTAGATATTAAAATTGTGCTTACTTTGGCAGCGTATTCTGCTGTAACGTCTACCATAGTTGTTCTGTTTGTGTCTCCTAAGTTGCCCATAGCATTCTTAGGTGTCATTGTTGCTATATTAACTATATTCGGTGTAGCCATAATATTTTATTACTCCTGATCCTTTTTTAACCGAAAACTAAAGACATTGCAATAGCTTTTCCGTCTGTTGTTATTGTTTGTGTACTCTGGTTTGTTCCAGCATTATTCGTTATTTTTGCCGCACCCGTACCATTTGGAGCGGTTGTTATATCTCCATTTGAACCATCCGTAATGATAATAGAGCCAGAATTTGTACTTGAATTTGTGTCTAATTTTAAATCATAAGCACCATTAGATGAAACGTGACCAACTTCTGATCCTCCACCTATGCTTACTAAATCTGTTTTAAGAACTACATTACCTGTTCCATTTGGATTAATGTCTACATCAGCGTTTGATGCTGAAGTAATATCGTTTCCATTAACATCTAGATCTCCACCTAATTGAGGTGAAGTGTCGTCAACAACAGCTGATATACCTGTACCAATTGCTAATGTTGCTATGTCCGGATTACTTGAGTCATTGTATGTTGCAAAAACAACCTTGTCGCCTTTATCAGTTCCTGCAAAAGTAAATGTATCACCAGATCCTGATGCATATTTAAATTGTACTGTTGGAGTGCCTGCTCCGTTAGTAGTTGAATTTCTTAAAAAGAACCAGCTCTCTACATCAAGAGGAATAGTTACAATTTGATTTCCTGTAATAGAACCTGTGAACTCAATCATTCTATATTGAGCTGTCCCAGTTGCTGCACCGTCCGCAATTGTTAAAGCTGTAGTTTGTGCTCCACCAGCAATAGATACTTGTTTAAATCCACCAGTAAGCTGTTCAAAAAGTTGTAAGTTAGCGTTAGTTTTCGTTCCCCATGTACCAGCGTTTTCGCCAGTTGCCATTAGTTCTACGCCGAGAGGTGTATAAGTTGATGCCATTTATTAAATCTCCTAATTATCTTTTTTTAATTTGTTTTATACGCATTGTCAATCATTTACTGCAGTATAATTTGCACTTTGTGTTGCTGTAACTGTGCTATATCCAGCTGTTTGTGTGCCTGTAATTGCTTCATAACCTAGAGGTACCACACCAATTGGTGATAAACTAATAGTAGCTGAAACTCCTGTTAGCCCCATGACCACTGGTGGCGTAATAGATCCAACTGCTGATGTAGCTGCTAGTCCTGTTAATCCCATTACTTGATCCGAAGGATCTATTGAACCCACTGCTGATGTAGCTGCTAATCCTGTTAAGGCTATAATAGGGTTTGAAGAAATAGTCGGTGTACCTAAAGCAGAAGTAGTACCAAATCCTGTTACTCCAATTGCATCAGCTGGTGTTATTGCTCCAACCGCTGAAGTCGCTCCTAGACCCGTTAGACCCATTACATCTGATGGAGATAATGTTCCAAGACCAGATGTCATAGACTGACCTGTTAATGATAAACTTACATTACCTATTACGGTAGGTGTTCCTAAACTTGAAGTTGTGCTTAAGCCTGTTAGACCCATTACATCTGCTGGAGCTAATGCTCCAAGACCAGACGTCATAGACTGACCTGTTAATAAAACAGTTCCTTGAATACCCCAACCATTAGCACCCCATGTTTGTCGACCCCAACCAGAATTTATTTCTGCTGTTACAGTTAAAGAACCCGTAGCTGTTGTTGCAGATAAACCGCTTAAAGTTATATCTAAACTACTTTCACCCCAGTTTTCAAAACCCCAATCATCTGATCCCCAACCTTGTTCAGGAAAGGATTTTACTGTTCCGATAGATGTTGATGCTGATACACCGGTTAAAGCGACTACAATTTCGTCGCTACCCCAATTGTTGGAGCTCCATGTTGAATTGCCCCAAGTTGATGTAGACATAAGGAGTTCCTCCCTATGCTATTCGTATGATAGCGTCTGAAGCGTCTGCTGTTGGAAATTGAATTGTAAAAGTTCCACTAGTCACAGTTTTGTCTGAACCGAATGCGATAGCGCAAACGGAAGCATCTGTTGAATGTGAATCATTAAAAATTAAACATCCATTAGCTGTAAACGAAGCTGAAGTCCAAGAGACATCAGCAAAATCACAAACTGCTGTATCAGTTGATAGAGTAGGAGTCACACTTGTAAGTGCTTTTCCTTTTGCAGAATATGCAGATCCTGATGTGTTGGTGATTTCATTACTAGATGAATACGCTGTTGTTGATTTATTTAAAGTTGCTGAACTTGTGTATAAAGCTAAATTAAAAGTGTTCCCAGTTGATGCTGTAAAGTTATGCTCAGCTTCTAAGATTTCTTGTTTAAAGCTATTACAAATTGCCGATGTTATTGCCATAATTTAATCTCCTAATTATTGAGGCGGTGACTCGATTGGTATACGGATAGTACCATCTGTATAATCGTCTCGTCTTCGTCTCCCAATTTGCATTGCTGCAAACTTTTGTAGTTCAGTTTTATACTTTTGCTCATATAATGTCAACATATCTTGTGGACCTTTTAAAAATCCATATGCCTCCACCAAACAGGCATATAATAGCCCTTGAGGGAAATTTAAACTAACATAATTGGTCTGGTTACTACTTTCTAAGGTAGCAGGCATTTTATTATAATATATTCTAAATATATAATTAGCGTCTGGAGTAGGGGCTAAATAGATAGATCCTGATGTCGTATCAGATAATCCTGTTGCTCCACCAAACATAGAGTAATATTTAGGTTTTGCAGTAACATCTGCTCCTGATGTAGTTGATCCTTCTGGACCTGTTAATCTTCCTACATATTCAGTTAAAAAAGTTTGATCACGTCTTTCTAACCATGTACCTTGTTCAGTAGAATTTGTAGCGTTAAATACTTCTACACCTCTAATAAATAAAGCTCCTGCTGGAACTCTGATATTATTTACGTCTGTTGCCATTGTACCTTGCTCCACGAATCTGTCTGAATCCATAGGAAGATCCATCATAATTCTTTGTTGAGCATTTAAAATAAAATTTTCTAAAATATCTGTTGTGAAAACATTAGAGTCTACTTCTGTGTAGTTTCTAATTTGTGTAACTAATGTATTGTAACTAATTCCTGACATAATTAACCTCTATCATTAACGGGTCCAATTGTACATTGAAAACCGCCTCCTGTTTCTGCGCTTGTAGCATTAGATACTAAAGGCACTGTTAATGAATCATAATGTGTTTCTGTTTGTGATGTTTTAGGACCTACGATTACCGTAGTTCCAATAGCTGTTGCTAAATAAGATCCATACACTTTGGCTCCAGATGTGTGTGCAATCGCTGTAGTATTTGCTAAAGTCTCTCCTCTATAGGGAGCAGATGTTCCACGTGTACACCCTGTTAATGTATGTGTGCTTCTACCTGTGTATTGAATAACTTCATTTGCATATTGTCCAACAAGTAAGGGATCAGTAATTGTACCAGCATCTAAGTCGGCCTGACTCCAAACTTTTTCTATAACAATATATCCTGCTGTTGGAAATTCTGATCCATCAGTTAAAACAATTGATGTAGCAGAATCAGTTAAGTTTCCATTTAATGTTGTAGATAATTCTAAAGTTGTAATTGCAACTCCACCTACTATTTGTTTAAGATTACTAAATCTTACATAAGATGTTCCAGCATTTAAACCATTGTCGGGAAATGAAACACTTAAAGTTTTTGATGCAGCTGTTGTTGTAAATGGATTGTTGGGTAAAATATCTTGAACTGGAAATTCTACTCTAGCCGGTCTTGCATGTAATAAACCTTGTGGGTCAGCTCCTACTGGATGTGGTTCTAGTTGAGGTTGTTTTGGTTCAAATTCAGAAGTATGTACCCAGGCACCTGTCCATTCTTGAACCATTTCTTTATATGGAAATGCTGCACCTGATCTATCAGATATCGCTAATGCTCTACTGCCTTTTGCAAATCTAGCCATTATACATTTGGATAGTATGTTTTAGGAGTGATGTATGTGCTTGCTGCAGAACCGTCTTCTGACAATGCTCTAGCAAATTCATCCTCATATAACAACTTCATCTCCTGTGTTCTTTGAGGTGCAAACTTCATAGAAAGATAATATGCAAGTCCTGAAACCATACATGGTACAAATCTATAAGGTGCATCTGATGCGTTAGTATAAGCTCCTGCATCTTGAATTCTTTTTACATAGTAAACACTTAAATAGTTTGATGCAGCAGTTGAATTAGGTAAAGGATAAATAGTTAACGTAACTTTATCAATAAATCTTTGAACCCAATATTGTGAAGGCGTTCCAAGAGAAGCTTTGTTAGCTGTTGCAGCATAAGCATCTCTAGCAACTTTAGTTAGGCCTGTATCTGATTGTGATGTTGTATTATAATTTTGTCTGTAAGCAACATTCAAGATATCTGTAATACCATAAATGTTTGTTACAGGAGTAGTTGTCGCTTGTGGGGGTTCGTTACCTCCAGGCACGTCTGTAGAATTTCTATAAAAAGTATAAATACCAGATCCTTCAGCAGTAGCATCTACATTTGTTGATGAACCTACTATTAGATTTATGTTAGTATTTCCAACTTCCCAAAAATGAACTCCTCTATTTCCCCATTCTTGGAAAAGAATATTTAAAGATCTTCTTGCAGTTTTAATTTGATGCCCTCCGGTACCAACTAAACCGATACGTTCATAAGCATCAGCAATGATTTCATCGATTGAGAAATCCTGATCAAATGAATATGATGAGGAAGTAGTATTCGCCATTGGCTACTCCTTTAAAATGTTCCGACTACGTAACAAAAATCACAGTTAGTAAGATCGACGTAAGCTCCATCATTACAATAAATACCAGCTCCTGGTAATTTAAATTCTTGAACGGCATTAGCAGCTGCTCCAAACTTACCATGAAAAACTAAATTTTTTGCTGTCGCACTTCCAGTTTCATTGTAAATTTTTATTTCAGCATCTGCATCACTAGATTGTCCAAAAACAGTCATAATATTAATCTTTTTAAGATTAGTAGCTGTTGATGTAGTTGCAGTATTTACTAAACCCTGTAACTGACCATCTGCAGTTAAAACAACTGATTGTCTTACTTTTGATGTTATTGACATAATTTTTATCTCCTTAAAAAGTGCTCCCGAAGGAGCACTTTAATTATTTATTATGAAAGGTTATTGTTCTGTAAGTAACTAATAGTTACTGTACAAGCACCTGCTGTAGCATCATTGTTTGCACCATTATAAATGTATGCAACTCTAACGTCAGAAGATCCAATATCTTTCCAATTATTACACAGTCCAGCTGTTCCCATAGCTATAGAACCAACTGCTGATATAACGGTATCATTAACATATAAATCAGTATCCGCAACTGAACCAACCTCAAGTATGTCTGCACCTGAATCATTAAACGCAGTTTCTACGTTCACATCAACAGATACGATTTGAGAGTTAGCTGGAATTACAACGCTTGTAGACGTTGCAGCTCCTTCCTCTGCGTAACCAACAGAAAATGATTGTCCCATTACCACTTGTCCTGTGTTTTTCATATTCGTTCCAACAGTAGTACCAGTAGTATTTTTAATAGTACCAGCTAATATTGGTCCCGAAAAAGTTGTATTTGCCATAATTTTCTCCTTTTCCTAGTTTTTGATACATAGTCTCTAGGCCGTCGACTATACGCGTCTATATATCGTTTTTAAAATTGTATAGTAGGTTATTTGTATACTAGATTTTGGTAGAGTGCAAGAGATCCTTAAGGGAAAGTGTGATTCCAGTGATGTGACTTTTATTTAAGTAGCCACAGAAACTTCGGGGGCAGAATTAACAATTGCATTTTCTCTATCTGCAATTTTAGTCTCTTCGAGTTTGATCTCATTGATAGTATCTCTAATAGCTTTATCAATGTTGACCATATTGAGAGTATATTTTCCGTTTTGCTCATACTCCAACTGCCACCTCAACTCCAAGGACCTTTTTTGTTTGTACAGGTCGTGTACCATCAACAACCTCCTCATAGGTTATTCGTTTTATCCTGTTATCATAATGATTTCCAAGATATTCCCACTTTATAGACTTTTCTCCTATCTTGTCAAGGATTGATTGCTCAATAGAAGGCAAGCTATCTTCGGCTTTCACCTTAAAAGCTGCATAATGACTATAAGCCCATATTTTTACTAGGAATTCCTTCATTTTAATTTCTTATATTACAATTGTGTCTAAAATTTGTCCTTACTTTCTTTTCTTAATTCTGTGGCGAGCAATGCCCGCCACAAAAAATACTTTAATGCTTACGCGCCTTCAACGCCGTAAATACCTCTAAAGTCAGATGCGCCAAAAGCGTATCTTTCTCTAGCTTTGTATCTAACGTTGCCAGTATCAAAGTCTCCTTCCATTGAAGTTGTCAATGGAGTTCTGTTAAATACTTTCATACCATTTGGAACGTCCGTGATAATGTACCAAGAATCAGCATCAGTTAAAAAGTTATTAACTCTGTAACCTTGTGGGATCATTCCCATGCTGTTGATTGCGTTGATGTCATTGTCAGCAGTCTGAGTTCTACCTTGAGATTTCATCAATCTCTCAGCATTAAACTGATTTGCAGAAGGAACGATCATTTTCACTCCTTTAGCTGCAATTCTTAAACCTCTTTCATCAGTCATAGCAGCGATATCAATCAATGCTTGTTCTAATGAAGTTTCGTTTAAGTCTGCTTGAGTTGCTAAAGTATTAGATACAGTTCCAGCGATAGTCGCGTGGTCTGTAGCCATTAGGTTAGATCCATCACCTGTTTTGAACGTTGATGTTCCCGTCACTGACGGTAGACCATTGTTCAAAGGTGAAGCACCTTTAACTTCTTTAGCGTTGGACATAGATCTAGCTAAAGCTTTTGTGTATCTAGAAGAAAGTCTGTCATAAAGGTTGTCCTCTATTGCTTCTTCTGTGATAGCGAAAGCTAAAGCGATCGTTTCCATAGTGTAACGAGCAGTGTAAGTTTCTTGCGCGTCGTCGTACGCAATTCCTTGACCTTCTGCTTTTACATCTGCGTTAGCGAATCCAGATAACATTACTTCCTCTTCGAAAGCTCTGTCACTTGATTCTGATGTATAAATCTCAGCGTGCTGATTTTCATACCTTTTGTACTCCAGTCCGAATAGTGCATTCAGGCCTGGTTCTAGTTCTTTAACTAGCTGTGCTCGTGATATTGCCATGTCTATATGCTCCTATTAACTCATTGTCACGCCGTTATTATACTGGTTAAGATTCTGAACAAAGATAACAGAGCAGTTAACTGCTGTGATGTCTGAGTTTTCAGGATCTTCTGCTATTCTTACAGTTCTCCAAGTATTATTTGTAGCGTGAGCCCCTGCTAACAACATTTTGTTTGTTGACTGACCACTAGTTGTTGAACCAGTAGTACTAGCGAAACCGAAAGTTTTACCCATATTTGCTATAGGTATAGCTGTGTCAATCATCCCAACATAAAGTTGGTAAGGATTGTCGATTACAAACGCTGTGATGTTTTCAGAGTTGGCTGGAGTAACTTGTGAATAGTAGTTCTGCCAAGTTGGCTTCTCTGTAGTAGCCGCATTGTAGAACACACCATTTAAAACACCAATAGTAGTATTGGTGATAGCTGCCTGTGCTGTAATTATATAACCGCCAGTCTGATTAACAGACGTACCATTATATAGACTTGTAGCATAGTTAGCTTGGATGTAGTACTTACCTTGACCGCCAGTAGCTGGTGTTGAACCAAGCGTACCTTGAGCAATAAGACCAAATCCTGTGCTGTTTCTATTTGCCATAGTTTACTCCTTGTGAACCTGCCTTTCGAAAAAGGCCTCCGGTTCGGTTGATAGATATTTCGGATAGTCTTTAGAATTTACTTCTTTGTACCACCGAAAGTGTGCTTAGAATTCCTATCAACTTTGATAGGCATTCTTTTATCCTGATCCCTAAGTAAGTCGGTTTCGACTGACTCATCTTGACCTTCAGTTTGTCTTCTCTGATAGTCCATACGAGCCTCGGCGAGTTCTTCGGGTATCCTTGCCAGGAGAAGGCCACCTACTCCAATCACTCCAGCGTATTTTCCGTCTAAGACTACAGGGTATTGATCTGAATCATATTCGTCAGCTCTCACTAACTCATAACCGGATCTCAATCTTCCATGAATATTCTTGGTATCATTGAAACCTAGTGACTCAGCTCTAATCCATCTGTGCCTAAATCCGTCAGGCGCTGGTGGTGCATCTAGAGATGATGGGTGCTTGTACTCTTTAGGCCTTTCAGTTTTTGACCGAGTTACAGCAGCACGAGAAGTTTTATTTTTGTTTGTCATATTATGCTCCTTCCGTGAGTTTTAATTGTTTAGCATACTCTTCGAGTGGCACACCTAATTTTTTAGCTATTGCTACTTGAGACGATGTGAGTCTCACTTGTTTGCGACCAGGTTTTGAGCTTCTGTTAGCCGAAGCTACCGACTGAACGGCCC